ATTCAACGAAAAGCGAGAAATCAACGTTGACGGCTTTTTAATGAGTTTCCCGGCTAATCAAGTGTTCGCGCTGCTGAATCAGTTTGAATCATTTGCAAAATCTGGCAAATCAACTTTCCGCCGTGTCGACGCTTCCGGAATCGCCCCGGATGACAATGATTTTAAAGCAAAGATTATCACCCCGGCGGAATCGGAATCAGGCTATAAGATTAAATCAAACACTTTGCGCCCCTGGAAATTAGACGGCGTATATATCAGTGATCCAACCAGGCCGGGAAAATCATGCCTGATTTTTGAGAGTGACGGCGTATATTTTCAAGCTCTTGACGATTTACATTTACGGAATATCGATACAGATAGCTTCCTGGAATTGACAAAGAAAACATTTGACAATCGGCTTAACACTCTGAACCGGAATTCAGAGAATAGCAAATTTGCCGCCGCCGTATTGCGTGCAATCGAAGTAGCCGCAAAAAAACAATCTAACCCGGCCAAAGCTAAAACAATGCCGAAATCAGAGCCGGTTAAACCAACTGAACCGGCCCGTAACGGCGATATGGTTTCAGGGTTAACCGCTATCTTTGCAAGTTGGGGGATCAAACCCGCCGCCCCGAATCAGGCCGTTACGCCTGAATCATGCCCGGCAAAGGTAGAATCAGCCGCCCCGCCTGAATCACCCGTTACAACTGAAAATAAAGCTCCTGAAGCTACATTAGCCGCCACAACGGCTAATTCCTCAACTGAACCGAATCAGGCCGTTACAACGCCTCAAAATCAGCCCCAACAAACCCCGCCGGAATCAGCAACCAATCAGGCCGGCAACCCGCCCGGCGAACCTTTGCCGAATCAATCCGGCAATCAATCGCCGAATCAGGCTAAAATAAAGCCCCGTAACGGTTTATTCAATCGTATATGGTCAACTTATCAGGTAGCCGCCGTTATCGCTTTAAATCGCTTTAAATCGGCTAATTTTGGTACCTTTGCACCAATCACCGCCGCCCGGCGTCGATATACCCCGCCGGCGGCCTCTGGAATCGCCGCCCCGCCCGGCATGGTCAACGCCGCCCCGCGCCCCGTCGATACCCCCGGCGAGAATCACCGCCCGCGAGCCGGACCCCGTGCCGGCCCGCCTCCATCGGCCTCGCCCCTCGCGTATATAGCCCCCGAAAGCTACGCCCCACGTGTATATATACGCCACGTTACCCGTCAGAAATCACGCGTATATAGAGCTTGAAATTCCCCCTGAAAATTCAACTTTTAACCTAACCTCAAACAACAAACAACAATGCAAGAATCTATATCTTACGGCGAATTAGCCGAATTAGGTAGTATGTTCGATGAACAAATCAAACAATACGGCCTGAAGCTCTACGAAGATGACTATATTTGTCTATTCCATGAATTCTGCTGCCTCTATCAGGCCGGTAACATGAACCCCAACATTTTAGACCTGATTTAACATGAATCCCAACCACATAGTTACACAATCCGCCGACTGGCTTAACCACGTCACCGACAATATCACTAATTTTGCTTACAAAGCATTGTTAGCCGGTGCCGATGAAGTTGTAATAATGCTGGCAATAAACCGCGCTCTAACTGATTGGGTATCGACATTCGCCGACCAATCAATCAGAGAATCACTAATAGCCACGGCAATCCGCGACGCTCGCGAAAGGTTAAACACAACAATCCAAAGCAACTAATCATGAATGATATTATCTGCAAGCTGTGAGAACCGGCGATATTGCCTCAAAGGTGATAATCCGGAAGATAGCTATCAATCACCCCCACGATGGCCGATATTGCCAATCTTACAGCTTGCAAGAATATCAATCAAAAGCACAATAAAACAGCCTATGTTTGCATTAATCATTTGGGGAGTGCTGATTATAGTGTTATTAGCTATGATCGCCCCCGGAACATTCGGCGGAATCCTCGCGTTAGTAGGCCTATCTTTAATCCTGGCTTATATTTATACGCGCTCTAAAATACGCCATGATTTATCAGAGCTTGAAGAATACTATCAAGACAATGCCGAAGAAATCGAACTGAACCGCGCCGATTATATCGACGCTTGCCGAAACGAATATCACGATACATATATCCGTCATAAAACTGAACAACTACACGAATCATGGAAGCGAAGAAATCCCTACCGTCAACATCTCTAAAGGAAGCGTTCCTTGCGAAATATCCCAAAAGAGGAATCATTCTGCAATACTTCGAGGAAGCGAATCAATGCCCGGCAACATGGGAGAACCTTACGAAAATCAGGATTAACAATTTCGTTGAATATCTCTCAGGAAGAATCGCAAAGAACTCGATTAACCAATATTGCACGAAGCTAAAAGCCGTCGTCAATCTCTACAATGAAGAGTTTGAGCTGCCGAAATCTACCGTTCAGGCGTTATCGCCCCGTAAGGAAGTTTCTCAGAATATTTATCTCACGGAAAAAGAACTCAAGAAGTTCATGGACTACGCGCCGAAAAGCCATAATGAAATGCTGGTACAAGCGCAATTTGCTATCGGTGCATTAACCCTGGCTCGTCACAGCGATTTTATCACTTTTACACGCGCAAATATACGCGGCAATAAGCTGGTCTATACAAGCCGGAAAACGAAGATACAAGCAACGGTACCGGCTAATAAGCGATTATTAGAGTTCATCGACACTCAGGCGATATTGCTTAAAGCCGGCGTAAAGGTTGCCGATACAACGTTTAACCGTATACTTCGCGATATTTGCCGAAAATGCCGTATCAATGAAGATACGGAAATCTATCACGGCGGAAAATACGTCACCGCCCCGAAGTGGAAGTTAGTTAGCTCTCATACGGCCCGACGTTCAGGCGCGACGAATCTCTATCTTAGAGGCCTGGACTTGCTAACAATCTCCAAACTTGCAGGCCATACCAATACGGCAATGACAACTCGCTATATCTGTTGCGGTATGCGAGAACTACCAAAGGAAGCAGAGGAATATTTCTCGACATTAGGAGAATAATCACTACCTTTGCCAAAGGAATCTAAACTAAACCAAAAATACGACTTAAAAACAAGAATCATGAAAACGACCTATTCAGTTGGCTTATATCCTCGCGGAAGTGCCGGCGATTACATTCCTTTCGGAACGTTTGAAACCCTGGAGGAAGCTAAAAGAACCTACACAGAAAACATTCGCGGTATCTCCGGTTTCCGTATGGCTCGCTCATTCTACGATGACGAGAGAGCCTACGAGTTAGAGCTGCTCAAAGAAACATGGGATGATGACGGCGATATTGAAAATGTTGAACCCGTTAAGCAATCTGCAATGTTTTTCGTTGAAACAAGACTATGAAATTTATTGAACTATCCCTACCTGAATTTGCGTTTGTCGCCGGTGACGACCGCCCCGGCGACATTCTAAGCGAAAGAACCGTGATACTGCACGTCAGAACGGCAACCGTTATGGAAATCTTTGCAAGCGATGAAGTTTGCCTAAAACCCGAAACGCTGCAATACGACTTTATACGCCACGCGCCGTTTTTCGATGAACCGCTAACCATCGCTCTGCACTACTCAGCAACGTTGGAAGATAAAGAAACAATCCTCGATGTGATGAAACGCGCCGGGGATTGGTATTGCGATTATTGCGATTTTGAAGATTTAGAGATCGCGACAAACGAAGATATTTAAATATCCAGGAACACCGGAACGGCAAAGCAACAACAATTCGGGTGAACCGGCAAGCCGGTACCCTCGTCAACCGGGTGAAATCCGGTATTCTCGTCGCAAAGGTCACAAGGATAGCTGCTACCTCGTTCCACGACATATCCGATTATCCCATCTTTGTTACTCCATCCCTTTTCCCACTCTCTCATCCATGCTTTTGCAATGCCGTATCGTGACAGTGTGCTTATAGCCGTGAACATTGATTTAGTCTTGCCACGGCCATAAGTAACTTCTTCTGCAATGCCATCAGCGAGTACCGGATTATTATACGGCTTGCGAAGATTATTGCTGATAGATTTAGCAACGACTGAAAGCGATAATCCTAAAAACAAGCCTGCTCCAATCAGGACTTCTAATTCATGTTTGAATTTAGCCAGATAGTCAGTTAACCTATCTTGATACGTTTCGCCGTATTCCGCGCCCAATATAAGCGCAAGAATATAATCTGCGTCATCTTCATTGGCCGCAAGCGCAAGTTCCTCAAAATCCTCTAAAATCAGGTTATATAGCGTTTCAATCACCGCGTCAATTTCGGCCATCATCTTGCGATTAAAGCTGAATGAGAATGTTTGCGGATTATAGCCATAGGAATAGCATATCTTGCAAATCTGCTCTGCTGCTGACTGCATAGCTTTTTCAAGATTATACACCATAGAGCGTTCCGCGTCAAGCCGCTTTAGAATATATTCTTTAGCGGCTTGAATGTCGGATTGTTTCGGCTTATATTCCATTATTGATTATCTTCTGCCGCTGTCTGATTGTCGGCTTGTTTGCTCGCCCTAATCGTATAGAGCAAATCCGCCGATTCTTCTTCTTTCTTTTCTTTGAGAATACGCTCCCACTCGGCAACGGTAGTATACTCAGAAATACGCTCGGAAGCTGTCTGCTTAGAACAAAATCCGGAGTTAACCGCCGAAGCCAGGTCAGCAACAACGGCAGATTCATTAACGTGTACATAGGGCTTAATCCAATAGACCAACGGCAATTCGTCAAATGCAAGCGTCATCTCTTTTTCCACGCCCAAACCAAAACGAGTGATTTTTACCATCTCATTCAGGAACGGCTGCCAATCGGCGGCGTCAAACATAGCTTTTTCAAGCGCAGGAGAGTAAAGGAGCTTCAATGCCACGCCCGGCAGGTCGCCCGACTTCATCTCAGGAGGCGTAACGCAGAAGGCTTGCTCATAAGCCATCTTGTACAACGTTTCAAGTTGCTTATGATAGCTGTCTGACGCTGATTGCGCTTCGAGATAGCTTACTTTGTCATCTTTGCTCATTGATATTGTGCGGACAGTGCCGTTAATATCATGTTGCGCGTCGTAATTCTCGCCCTCTCCCTGGAAGATTAAAATCGGCGTACCGTAAGCCTGATTGTTTTGCGCAAGTTGAGAGAATGATAAATCGTAGCTATCGCAGGTATCTTGCGCAGCTGCCCAACACGGGCCATCTTCATTTCGCTTGTATGCAACGGGGATAAATGGGAATCCATGCGGAGTTTTCGATAACAACGTATATCCTGACAATCCCAACGCGCCCTTGATTTTTTCAAGAGTGGTTTCATGCCCTGGAGCCGAAGCACGATAACGCGCGAAGTATTTGCTATCCCAAACTTCGAGATATTCTGTTTTCTTTTCGCCGTTCTCATCATAAGCGAAGTAGCTACGAGCGAATTTGTACATCTTGCCCGTATTGTCATAATGCGGATATAGCGTATCGCCATTCTTAAAGGAGAGAACTTGCCATTTATATACGCCGTTATCAAGATAGCCGACAAATGCCGTATCAGCTACGATTTTCTCGCTTGTAACAGCAAAGAAAAACGCCGTTTCGAGATTATGCGCCAGCCATTCCTCGCGCCATGTATCATATACGCGCTGCATTGAATCATTGACCTTTGTTCGGTTAAGCTCAAACTGAATATCATTACCGCAAAGGTGGATGGTCTGTTTAAGCGCGAAAATCTGCTGAAACGCAAATGCGTATCTTGGCACACATTCACGATATACGCGCCTAACGGTCTTACCGGAATCTTCGCCGTTCACGTCTAATACCGGCTCATCAACTTCGCGGAAAATATCAGGATAATATAACCTATCGAAAATCAAATGGCCCGAAGTGAAATACTGGCGTAACATATCCGTTTGAAGATACATATCAGACGAAAGTTTATCATTCGGCGTTGTTACAACTTCCTCGGCGTCAAAGGAGCCATGTTTGAGATAGCCGGCAGGCCGAATCAACCGCCACGGTCGCCGTGTTTTAATGTCGCGTAAATCATCCATATTACATATATCGTTTGTTAGTTACGAATCGTGCTAAACGCGGCCTTGTATGCTTGCGTTTCTTTATGTCAAATATCTTGCGGTAGAGCAACCCTTCAATAAAGTCAGGAGAGTGGCCTACAAACTTTTTCATTACATCTTTCTTGATAATCGCCCAACCCTTATCATATCGCGAATCGTCGCGCCTGATTGCTTTGCGCTCAATATTCAAAACTTCACGTAAGGTCGTTTTTGAGTTCTCTATACGCCTATCAAGCAAATCGGGATTGATTGATATTCTGCCCTCGATAACATCTTGGGCGAATAGATATGCGGCTTGCGATTTCAAGTTGCAATACAAATGCTTAAATTCAGGCTCAACGGCTTCCTGGTTATTGAACGGCATAGCTGTTTTAAATGAGCCTTTAAACAACTGCCCTACGCCCTGCATATCATACGTGAAGTTTTCCTCGCGAACACCCCACTCGGCAAGTTTGGCGCGGACAATATCGCGCGTATCATCGGCATTGCGCTGACAACTGAACATATCCTGAATATGGTTGCCAACCCATAGCCATAATACAGTGTGGTCGCCACCTTCCAATGCAACGTCGCAAGAAGCGCGTCTGACGTTATCACCGTACTGATATGCGTTACTATAAAACCTATCCATATCCGCCCATTTAATCATGTCGTCACCGGCAGATTTAAACTTCCAGTTACCCATCAAGTCGCGCTGACGTTGTTCCTCACTCTGACCTGCCAATCTTGCTTTATATTGCGGATCGCTTTCCATCAGTGCTTTGTTATCGTCAAGCTCGGCGCGAATGAACGCTACGGACAATATATAGTTGTGCCAATCTTCGCCCTCTGAAAGGAGGCAATCAATAATATCTCTTGATTGCTCGTAAACTTCCTCCGGAGTTGCGCCCCATATAATATCGCCTACATCTTCGCCGTTCATGAAGCAATAGCGAAGCACTCCATCGCGTTCCTTGATTGGATAGCCATCTTCGCCAATCCACCAATCAATGAACTTAGCAACCCATGAATCGGGGTCCGGGTTACAAGTACCTATAATCTGATTGCGTAGGCCTTTGGAGTTACGGTTACAAGTTTGCAGATATTTAAACTTCGCGTAGGTGATATGCGTAATTTCATCAATACCGATACGGTTGTATTCTCGGCCTTGAAAGCGTACTTGAAAATCTTCCAACGCGCCGGCATGATAGCCAAAGGAGAGAGTTCCGCCGGCAGTGAATCCCCAATACATACTATCTTTTGAGCGGCGATACTCACCAAAGGAGGAATATAGGCCGTAGGACTTGCTGACAATATCTGTCAAGTCGTCACGCTCATTACGCAGAATCAATGCGCTCAAATGAGGGTTGTAAATATCATACAGCGCACTCATAAGCAACATCATGGACTTACCGCCACCACGATTACCGCCGGCGATGACAATATCAGCATTGGAGGCAAGCGCGTTCTCTTGACCGCCCTCTTGTGCGATGATATTATACTCGCTCTTTTCGGCGCGTATGGCCGTAATCTGCTCATACGACACGAGCGTGCCGTCTTTCAACATTGCTTGTATGTCTTGTTCACTTAGTGCCATATAAAACAAAAAGCAAGCCTCATTTCCGCTACTTGCAGAAATTTGGCTTGCTTGAAGCTCTCTATCTCTATATGTCGTTACAAAAATACGTGATTTTGGTCGGATAATAAATTTTTTTCGCGAAAAATTTTGAAACATAAGAATTTAGGTATATATTTGCGGTGAATAATTAGGGGAATTTATATATGCGTATCGCAGCAAAAATAGATACAGACCAAGAATACGTTGAGGGTAGATACCGCATAGTTGGTTGTCCGGTTTGCGGACAAAAGCTCGCGGAAGTCATTTCCTTAACGCATAGGAGCGTTTTCAGAATCAAATGCCGCAGATGCAGAAAATATATTACCGTTTCCCCCGATGATAATAGCGCGATGGAGCAGAGGTAGCTCAATACGCTCATAATGTATAGGTCGTTGGTTCGAATCCAACTCGCGCCACTAAACATATTATAAAAGTGCCTGCCATAGAGATGGGGGCCAAGCCTTAGAGCTGTTACATGACATTTCCCGATGTCGTGTGGCGGCTCTTTTTTATTTAACACAATTCGACACATGGAGCAAGAAAAAATCTTATCCACCCTGACAGAGAAATTAGGAAAAACCTCACTTTCTCAAAAAACTATTGGGGATTATGTTGCGCAGAACTTACCCGTAGAGGGCGCAGAGCCGGATGAGGCTTATTGGCAAAAGCACGTAGCCATTCTGACCTCGCTTAATGGCAATTTCAGCGCAAGCGTAGCAGCGCAAGTTAACGAGTTTAAGAAAAACTATAAACCCGATAACAGCAACCCCAACCCTACTCCCCTCGGCGACGATAACAAGGGCGAAAAAAGCGCACTTGAAAAACGCCTGGAACAGCTCGAAAATCAGCTAAAGGAGCGAGATGCGAAACTCTCTCGCTCGCAATTACAGAGCAACGTAATCGCGCAAGCTGATTCTCTCAAAGTTGCTAACAAGGCAATTTGGGAAGATGCAGTTAAGGCAACCGAAGTTGAGGACAAAGATACAACCGACGCGCTATTGGCGAGAGCCAAAACAACGTATGAGCGACTTCTCAAACGATATGTCGGCGAAGGAGCAACCCCATACGGCAATCCCATCAATGGCGGCGGCACAAGCAAGGAGGCACAGCAACAGCAGCAAGCACGTAGAGAGGCTTTCAAAGCTAAAATGCGTCAAGCTGGTAAACTTCCGAAGCAGGAACAAAAATAGTAACCCGTAATTCAATTTTCTAAAATGGCTAATCAACACGGTACTTTCAATACCATTGGCGGTTATCAGCAGGAATACGGCGGCAACTTCGTAGTTTGGGCGCGAGTTGACAGAGTGTTACACTTTGGCGGCAACCTCAACCTTGACAACTACCAGGCCGGTGACGTTATCCCCGTAGGTTCAATGGTAATCTTCGACCAGGTTGCTAATACCGTTGAAGTTGTTAAGGCATCCGACGCAGCCGAAAAGCTCGCAAAGGTTAATGGCTTACTTCTTAACGATATTTGCATTCCCTCTAATCCTCAGTTGGCTACCGGCGCAGTTGTCGTTTCAGGCGTAGTTTACGCTGACCGCGCTGGCGCAGACGGTATCCCGACCTCTGTTGAGGCTCAACTGCCTATGATTTCATTTATCCGCGAAGGTGCTGAATACACCACCGCTCAAGCGTAATTAACCCCTAAAACTAAATAAAATGATTGCAAGAAACGCAGAATTTTACGATTTGGTTGCGCAGGGGCTTAACTCCCTCGGCTATGCCAACTTCGACGTATGGGTAAACGATATGTTTGCTGAAAAGTACAACGCCGAAGCTACTTTTGCACAGATGGGTTTCGCTCTGAATCCCAATATCCCTATCAATCCGACTTACGAACAGATTGAGGCTACTATTAGACCTTACACCATCGCTACCTACACTGACGTAGATTCTGACGGTGCTACCAAGTCTACTGACGGTTTCACGCTGAAAATGGGCGGTCTGCCTACTTTCAAGCATGAAATTGTACTCTCGCGCAAGATTCTCCGCGAAAAGTTGGCTCTTGCTGAACAGCTCGGCCGTACTACCCCTGATATGGAAGAAACTATCATGCAGTTGCTTTTCAACGGCGTTGATAATCTTCTCGGCGGTAACTACAACACTTTCCGCAATCAGCGTAACCGTATCGTTTCCAACGCAGGTAAACTCGTCATTGACAAGACCAACAATCCCCTGGGCATTGCTCTTGACATTGACTTTGGCGTACCTACCAAGAATATCCTCACTTCCAAGTGGTACAAGCGCACCGACAGCGGCGTTACTCAGAACTCCACCGTTGGTAAGTCCATCGTGCCTATCGAAGTTATGCAGGATGTTAAGGATAACGCTGAACAAGTTGACTTTGCCGGTGAAGGTCACTGGGAAATGTCAAAGAAAACCTGGCGTACTCTGTTCAAACTTGACTACTTCAAGACCGCTTACGTTGTTTGGAATCGCCCGGATATTACCGATGCTACCCAACAGCTTGCATTTGGTAAGACCGTTACCGAAACCGCATTTAAGGCCTGGTTTGAGGAAGCAGTTGGCGCACCCATCGTTGTTGTCGATGACAAGGAATTTGTCGAAAAATTCAATCCGACTACGCGCCTGATTGAAACCGTCGAAGTTCCCTCATTCGAGGATGATGTACTTGTTTACGTTCCCAACGGCATTATCGGTGATGTTCAGTGCGGTTACATCGTTGCAATGGAAACCCCCGGCGCACGTATCGCTCGCTATGATGGCGGTCGTACTCTGCTCCGTCAGGTATTCAACGACGCTACCATGACGCAGACAATCAAGTCCGAAGTCACCGGCCTTTGCGTACCTAACAAGACACGCCATATGTACTATCTTAAGGTTCAAGGCTAAAATTGAACAATGAGCGAGGAAATTAACATATCCGCGAAAGTTCCAGAGGTTTACACTATCAAGAACTACTTGCAAGGCCTTTCCAGCTTGCTTTCTGAAAAGGCTTTGCAAGCAGTGCTTGCTAAACGCAGACTTGCAGCCAATCTTGACTTTTCCGCCCTTTCTGAGCGCGATGTTGATTTGGCCGAAGCAGAGGCGTTACGCTATCTCTACATGAACGCGACCACGACAACCTCAACGATTAAAGATGTTGATGGAGTTTGGCAGCACTCCGAAGGGGGCGCAACAATCTCGTCAAGCGACTTATCTAAGTGGAAGTCTGAATATATCCGTTTGCGTAAGAAGTGGGGTGAATCCGTAGAACTCAACGCAAGTTCAACTATCAAGGTTAATCCGCAGGGGATGCGCGTATGGCACAGACACTAACAAATCCACGTTTTCCGCATATCTGCAAGATTTATCGTATGATTGGCGCAGATAGCTTTTCCGACGGCGAAGTAAAGGTTATTTATTACGGCGTTTGCAAAAAGTCTATGGCGACCAATATACGTAATTTCAACTCCGGAAGTGACGCTTACGGCAAGGTTGATTCGGGCGATGTCAGAATCTCAATGCCAGGACTGGTAACGGGAATACACAAGGGCGATTTTGTCAAAGTTGTGGACCCCCGATTGGCAGAGCAGACGGAGGAAGATGGCGAAATCTCGTTTGATAGCGCAATGGAAGATTTGAGAGTTGTCAGTCAAGAAGCAACCCAACTCGGCTTGTATGAATTGCAAGATGAGGAAGGCAACGTTGAATTTGTTGCCGGCGGAACGGCGGTAATGTGTAGCGAAGTAAGCAACTAAGGATATGACGGACAATGAAGCGACACTGAATTTTGGCGTGAAAATCGCGAAAGAGAATATCGCTCGCGATATGCTGAACAAGGTGCTTATCCCATTAGCCAAAAGGATTCTCAAAGACGCTTACCAAAAACGCGCAGTGCAAGGCAACAACATGACCGGTAACACGATTAACGCCTATGCAGTTGGCGTATACGTGCAAGGGCAGTTGGCTTGGATTGAAACATCATCGCAGAGCTTACCTCAACCACTAAGACGGAAGTTAGGGCAAGGCGAAAGATTCTATGCAGGTAGTCAACGCTGGGATGGAGATATTCAGACGGAAACATTTACCGGCAGAGTTTCTACCAACGGCGCAACAGAAGCAGACCAAAGTATTGCGTTCCTTCACGAGTACAATGCCAATCCCAAAGGATGGGTTATTGTAGTTTGTAACGGCGTAGAATACGCTACGTATCAAGAATCGCAAATGAATATTGATACGCTGACGGAAAGTTTCTTAGACGCAAGCTCTTACGCCCCCCCGATTCAATCTTTTTAACGGCGAAATATGAAGCAGAAACGATACCACAGAAGCGATGTTTTGCAAGCGTTATACACGCTTACAGAGCCGATATGCAAAAACAGATTCATCTCCACGCGCCCCTCAGCCGTAGAGAAATCCATGAAAGAGTTTTTGCTTATCAGACTACCGCAGACCATCTACCAACGTGGCGACGCCGACCAATATACAATCGGGCAATTTGCAATATTTGTCCGCGATAAGCAAGGCGGTTTAGAAGATACTATACGATTAGAACAGCTACAAGAACAGCTTGTAGACCTATTCACAATCGTAACTCCTTTGTTTGTGGCTTCACGCCCTCGCCTCCTACCTCTGGGCTCCGACGGTATGGGATTCCACGCTCTAATCGTTCAATTTGAATTACAAATCAGTATTTAATCACTTTTCAAAATTCTATAAGTTATGGCAGACACTATGACTGTTCAAAAGACCATTGAAGAGCTTAAAACGCTGTTCAACCGCGTAGACGAAGTGTTCTACTCTGAAAAGGCTATCGCAAGCATTTCAGAGCTGACTACCGGTATCGCACTGCCCGTTGGTAGCGATGGCGTTAACTTTGACGCAGGCGATCCCGACATTACCAAGTACAAACTGACCACCGGTGCAATTTGGACTGCAATCGCTGACGCTGGCGACGCTGACATCTCGCTCCAGGTCCCCTCTATCAACTCGACCATTCTTGACTTGTTTCAAAACAAGGTTACAAGCACCGAAGAAACCCTCGTACTCGATGGCGTTACTTACAAGGGCAACGGTTACGACTTCGCGCCCAAGAAAGTTGTCGGTTCGCTTGTTATGCGCTCGCAGGACAAGACCGCTGTTATCGTTCTTACCAACGTTGAAATCTTTGCAACTCCTAAGGGTGACGATACTTCCAAGCCTATGTACTTCAATCTTCAGATCACTCCGGAGAACAACTCGAAGGGCGTAGCTATCTATTACATGAACAAGACCGCTGACGCAGCAGCATAATCCACGCAAGTTTTTGAGTGACTTCCAATAAATAGGGGATGGCGGTGAAAATCCTCCATCCCCTTTTTAAACCATATTATCCAAAACAATCACCTATGGCAAAACCTATCGAAATCCCCTCACAGCCTACATTAGACGATGAACGCGAGTTGTTATCCGTAGTTGATAACGAAGCTGAATACGTAGAAGTACGCGGCAAGCGTTTCAAGTTCCGCGACCTCAACAATCATGCTCGCCACCAAATTACGCGCATCATGTTAAGCAAACGCGGAAGTGAATTAGCCGTAGGCGTGAAATGCCTTGCAGCAGCACGGCTTAACGGCTATTTCAAAATCAAGCTGTTTTACAAGTTCCTTTGGCGTTGGTATTACTATATCAAGCAGTACAAAGACGCAGAACTCACTGACGCTATCGCTCTGATTAAAAAAAAAGTGGCTCCCGAAGCATACTTCGTCAATACCACATTACTGATAGGGATAAAGGACACAGTGATGATGATGAACAGAGCGGAAGTATCAGCTATGCTTCAAGAACAAGCTACGGGCAAAAGTGGGAAATCTGCAAAGAACGCCCCTGGCTCGCAGAACCACTAAGAATCTTCGGAATCCCTATAACTCCGCCACTATACTACCTAAATAACCTCACAATAGCGCAATTAGAGCTACTTTGCGCCGATGTTGCTATAACCGTATGGGATAAGGACAAAAAAAGCGAAAATAGCTCTAAAAAAGGCAAACACGAGTTTAGGGAAATGACCGCAGAGGAAGTTGAAGCCAAAAAGCAAGAGTGGCTCGAAAAATACGGCACAACTGACCGCCGAGTTACTTTCAATCTCCCACAAGAGAGCAAAAAGGCCTAAATATGCCCCTCCAGCTTGTCAAATTCGCGTTCCAACGTAGAATTAAGCAGTTTGGCGTAGACTTGCGTAGTGTTGATGTTAGTGTGGCCTAATGCCTTGCTTACAACTTCAATCGGCATACCTGCGTTGAGCGCAAAACACGCGAAAGAGTGACGCGCCATATGGGTAGTCAGCTTTTTATCCATACCAGCCTTATCAGCAACCACTTTCAACCGCAAGTTGTATTGTTGGTTGCTGATGGATGGCAACTCGAAGTTGTATTTGCGTAGAATCTCCAAAGCAGGGGAAAGTAAGACTATATAGAAGTCCTCGCCCGACTTTTGACGTGTATCTTGCACCACGTATCGGCCATTTCGCTGAACTACATTCGTAAAGTCAAACTTGCTCAAATCAGCGTAGGCCAATCCCGTGTAACATTGGAAAATGAACAAATCTCTGACGCGCTCCAACGTTGGTAAGTCCAACTCGCACTCCCGAAGTTGCTTAATCTCATCTTCGGTAAGGTACTTACGCGCCTTTGAGTGACCGCGCTCTATTCGCATACCAATGTAAGGGTCCTTTTCAATCAACTCGCGCGACAGAGCCTCATTGATATAGCGTTTGAGAAGTTTGTGGTAAGTGTGAATCGTTGGTTGGGCGTAGTTTTGAGAGTGCAGCCAATCATCGTAGAGAAGCACGTTAGGGCGTGTAAGCGAATCGAAAGATTGAATCTTGCCGAAGCGGTTAAGGGCAGCAACCAACTTGCGATGGGCTTTTTTAGTCCGCTCGCAAATATCGTGTTGTTCCTCGATGCGACGTTCAACGAAAGCGACAAACGATTCAGAGTTGTTGTGACGCTCCAACATCGCGTTTAAATCTTCCCACGTGAAAGGCTTGCCCTTTGCCATAAGATTGCGAATGAAGCTATCTATTTGGCCTTTTACGGCGTTTATACGCAGGTTTAGTTCGGCATTGTTGGGGTGATTGACAATTCCGCGAGAATCGTTCCATTGTTTGGGCGAAACGGCAACGCCCGTACTTAGCCATTTGCGCTTGTTGGCGTAGGTTATTTCGACTTCGATGTAACCTTTGCCGTTTTTTCTTCGGTCGTGAATGTATCTGACAGTTGGGTATTTCATGATGTATCGTGTAACGTGTATCAGCCGCGTAGCAGCCGTGTATCGGATTGCTTGAAATTAATGACAATTAATGACAATCTATGCAAGTATTTCAGAGCGTATTTAAGGCGGTTTATATGACGTAACTGCCTGATTGACAATAAAAAAGGAGTTGGTTTTTACCAACTCCTTAGTAGCGAATCTGGAACTGACGCGAGATTCGCAAGTGTTTGTAAATCTCATATTTGGAGTGGTTTGTAGATGGCGTTTGTATCGGAGAGGTATCTAACTTTCCTTTCCGGTCAGCATTTTTATAATTTCTGTAAGGGCGGTGACGCGGCCTTTCAACTCGGCAATTTCCTTGTTGTTGTCGGCGATGGTATTGTTAAGCCTGATGATTTCGGCTTGCAGTTCCTCAACAATTTCCTTTGGTTTGTTGTTGTTGATACTGACGGTAGAGCCGTAGGCCGTAACGACATTACTATTGACATTATCGGAAGAAACTTTTGAGGTGCTATCAGTTTCCAGCATATTACCTTCGCCCGTTTCAAGCCAATGCAAGTTAAGTTGTGGATAATGATACTTTATGCGGTCTAACATAACGCGCGATATACCCCTTGACCCATGCAGAATGGCACTCGCAGCAGGCCTACCACAACCAATTTCTTTACTAAACTCAGTCGTAGTAATTCTCATAAAATTGACAAAAATTCTAAGACGTTGATTCATAGTAAGTTGTAACTTTTGATACGAATTTTAATGTTAATAAATATTAAATAAATTGCATAGATTTGGAAATCGTATCAAAACATACTAACTTTGCATCGTCTGATACGAACAACGTATCAAACAGCACAAGAAAGTGGCTGACAGCGAAACTTCGCCATCTATACATAACTCAACTGCAAAGTTAGTTGTTAGCCATCTTTTTTCCAACTGATTTAACATTAAATTTGGAAATGATAGTAGCTAAAGAACTTTTACGCAATATGTCGCCTCGACAAGTTTTCATGCTTCCCTGCAACGACCTTGCGGAACTAAATACAACCTACGAAACTGTCAAGCAGGTTCGCAGAGAATTAATAGAGAAAAATTCAAGCGTCAGAATCTCCGCATCCAAAAGTGAGGTGACAATGACCGTCGTAGTTAGAGCAGATTCTTATGACAGCACTAAATCAACGGCAACTTGATATTCTCGCCGACAAAATAGCAGAAAAACTAATCGCCCAACGCGATGAAATGATACCGCTCGAAAAACTTGCCGAAGAAAAAGGATTCTCTAAATCCTTTATCTACAAAAATACCGACATCCTCGGCGGCGTCAAATCAGCAGGCAAATGGTTCTTCTCCCGAAACAACATTGAAAATCTAATTAGAAACTCGCTAATCTAATGTTACTCCCCATGAATCCCAAATATCTATCCTTCGCCCGATGCGCTTGTCTGATAGTGCTTTTCTCCCTCGGCTCATTCTTCATGATTGCTGCCTTTGAAACTTACACGCTATTATTCATGCCGCTTTTCGCCCTGATTGCGCTTGTATGCTATCTGTCTATGGCTCTGGCTTACATGACCTGGATTCATACCGATTCGCTAATTTCCAAATATCACAAATACATTATGCGCAATGAGAATTTCCGATAAACTTTACAACTCGCTCTCCGATTCGGATAAGAAAATTCTTCACAAGGCTTGCCAACTTGATTACACCGATTGGAGCGATTGCTTCGCTCTGATGAAAGAAGCTGAAAGCCCCGACTTGATAGAAGCTATCCGCAATATCATGGAAGAACTCTATCACAAAGAAGAATCCTACGCAGACTGCTTGTAAACTTAGATAAATGCGAGCCAAAGAGTTGGCTCAGTAGATGTTATTTGAATTTCGTTTAAAATGCCGGTAGCTCGCTATCGGCAACTCGGGAAAGAAAATGAGAAGATAAGTGACCAAATGTAGTTTACACTAAAAACTTCCCTCCTTATTTGCTCTTCACACCTTCACCACCCAATCACTTATCTGTGGGGGCAGTTCCCACCTTTCCCACCTATTCATCGGTTTTATGCTTACGAATAACCAAATTTCGCAATTCCCCCAAAAACCGACTGAAAACAGAACATTGACATTGTGGAATTGTCGCGTAACTGGGCTGCGCTCCAGCCTGACAAACCTACGCGAATGAGGGTAGCTTCGGCCCCAAGAACAGAAAGAAGATAAGCAACGGCAGCCGAATAAAGGTCGTTGAGGCGTCGCAGCCAAGAACAGCAAAGCGACTACGCTTATATTTGCTTAATAAAGAATATTGAGGGTGAGCATACCCAAGAGCAAAAATAGTGCATCTTTGACGAAAATTGAATAAGGCTTTGCGCCTTATGTTCCATATCTATCAAGCTCCGGCGGAAATCCGCGTAAGATGTTTTGCGACATCCGGAGCTTCCCAGCACTTAATTGTAAACATCTGTATATTCTTCAAAGTTAACGCTGACCGGCCAAGTTGAGAAACCCACCGGCCAGCAACCCCATACACGATATGAAGCAGAATCGCCCCGTCACAACTGATTGTTGTTCATAATTAGCTAATGTTTATCACCTGACGGGGTGATTCTGATTCAATCGCGATTAACAGAACTGTTCATTATGATTATGGTTGGCTTGCTATCTGTGAAGAACAAAAGCCGACACTCCGCCGTAAGCAGGTTCGCACATCAACGCATATCTGTATTTATTAACTTTTGATTTTTAGTGACAACTGGCCCTATTGGAGAAACAATGTTGATGGTGATGGTTCGATTCCGTCTACGGCGACTGATGAGATACATACGTTACTGAATTTCTTTTTCATGTTAGCACTCCTATCGGGCTGTGAAGCTCGATAGGTTTTGTAAGACACCTTGTAAACTTCGCACACAAAAATCCCTACCGTGCTGCTAACGGTCGTTTACCCAACGATAAAAAGCGAGAATAAGGAATGACGCTGACGCGCCCCATGAATATCGCAATGAAAGGGATTTTTAAACGTATTGGTCAATCCGTGAGGACACCGCGCTCAAGAGTGAGCGAAAAGCGTTTTCCATTTGTATTTTTTTATCATGAATTTTATTTGAAAGGTTCGCCTCGCGAGTATAAAGGGTTAAAAGCAATCCCCCCATCCACGCTCGCGAGGTATTTGAAGAAGTAGCATAACGGTAATGCCCGGTAAGAGGTTGCATAAGTGGAACGGACAGCCTACGCCGCCATGCAGGTTCGATTCCTGCCTTCTTCACTCTGAAAGGTGACATTTCATAGTAAAGGAAGATTGGATGAGTAAGTACATTACCATTTCTAAATTTTGTTCTTCGGCTTTGGTTCGCGAGAATAGAAGCCGTTACCTTTCTAAACTTATATTTTCAGGCAATTCCTTTTGTGTGTTTTTTCAAGACGTGACCATTTAACATTTTGGTTTATAAAAAAGTATAATTGAATTTCCCCGAATATCAGCTTGTGAAAGTCCGTATTTGGGTTTTCGATTGGTAGCTCAACGGCAGAGCAATCCGGGATTTGGGTTGTTATTTCCGGATATGGATGGCAGTTCGATTCTGCCCCTCTCGACCGTGATGTTGATTTAGATTAAGGTTATTTATAATAGTTTTAAGTATTGGTATTAGGTTTCACCATCGAAAGGCCGTCAGCGATGATACGCCTTTCATTTCAATAGGCCGTTTCCGGTAGCTAAGTTTTATCCCTTTTAATTAGTGTGGTTCGATTCCACGCGGCCTACCATTTGTCACTTTCTCTATTCATATCATTATGGCTTTAATTAAGAAATCCACAGAAATCGCACTCCCAACTACGGTTAAGATGATGATTTACGGACAAGCCGGAACTGGTAAGACTTCGCTTGCATTGTCTGCCCCCAAGCCGCTCCTGCTTGACTTCGATAACGGAGTTAAGCGCGTAAATATCAATCATCTTAACGGCGTTGATATTGTGCAAGTCACTTCTTGGAAAGAAATTCAACAGCTGATTAACCAAGAAGCGGCGTCACTCGCACCTTACCAATCTATCGTAGTTGACACCGTAGGCAAGATGATGGACTTTATCATTGCTTACAAAGTTGGCACTCGCCAACCTCAACTTCGCGAATGGGGCAACATTAACCAAGAGTTTACATGGTTTACACGCGCCCTGTCAAGCCTAAACAAGCACATTATCTTTATCGCCCACCGCGACACTCGCAAAGAGGGTGATGCAACCGTGTTTATTCCGGCACTACGCGAAAAGAACTACAACGCTATTGTTACTGACCTTGACTTACTCGGCTATCTCGAAATGAAGTCTGAACGCGGTATTCAACAGCGCACAATCACTTTCGAGCCTACCGACCGTAATGACGGTAAGAACACTTGCAATCTTCCGGCTACAATGAACCTTCCGATTACCGTTGATCGTAACGGCAACACAGTTGGCAATAATGATTTTATCCAAAAAGAGATCATTTCTCGTTACGCTGATATGCTTGCGCAGAAAGTCAAGTTGCAAGCAGAGTACAACGAGCTAATGACCGACCTTGCCGGACAGATTGACGCGATTACTGACGTTGACGGCGTAAACGCTTTCATCAAAGTAATGCAATCAGTCAAGCACGTAGGCAGTTCCAAAGAGAAAACATGGGCATTACTTTGCGTCAAGGCTCAATCCTTACAGCTGACCTACGACAACAAGAAGAAACAATTCTGCAACAATGCAAACGCAGAATAACTTTCAATTCTACGCGACACTCCTTGACAACTACCAAAACTACATTGACGCAGCAATAATCTACGATAGGTATTGGGGATTCTCAGATAACCCACCTTGCACGGCAGAAGAATTTATCATCAAACAACGCGCAGCACTGATAGATTCAATCAACCGCGTTCCGTTTGACAGCGAGGTTGCCGACAAGGGCACAGCGTTCAATGAAGTTATCGACTGTATCATTGAAAATCGCAAAAGCGATAAGATGGACATCAAAATTGAAAGAATCGCCGAAGCGATTTCAATGATACGAGTTGATTTTAATTCACGCCTTTTCTACTTTGACGTTGGATTATGCAAGCAATTTGCCAAGCAATTCAACGGTGCAGTGACGCAGAAGTTTGTTGAAGCAATCCTGCCTACGAGTTTTGGTGACGTTAGGTTATATGGCTATATCGACGAGCTAATGCCGTTTAAGGTGCATGATATTAAGACAACATCATCTTACAGAGTTGGCAAGTTCAAGACACATTGGCAACACCTTGTTTATCCATATTGCTTGATTCAGAGTGGCGTTGATATACGCGATTTTGAATATAACATAGTTGAGATGGGCAAGCGAGGCTGTCAAGTCTTTACAGAGTGTTACACCTTTGAGCCGGAGCGGGATATTCCCAGGCTCCGCGAGCGTTGCGAAGAACTTATCAAGTTTCTACGCGACCACTCCCAATTTATCACCAACCAACGAATCTTCGGCGGTGAGAATCCCGAAGGTTACGTTGGATCTCCGGTTGATATTAATCTTTTACATTAATTATATATGGAACTACAAGCGAAGATTATTCAAGTCATGCAAGTTGTTGAAGGCGTATCAAAGGCCTCCGGCAAAACATGGCAGAAACGCGATATTATCGTTGAATATGGCGAGCAATACCCCAAGCAGGTTTGTATTTCTGTTTTCAACGACAAAGCGTTAGTTGAGTATCCGGTAGGCGTTACCGCTAATATCAAGTTTGATTTAGCAAGCCGCGAGTTTAACGGTAAGTATTACACAAGCGTTACCGCTCATGAAATTACCCTTGCGCAAGCGACTACGCCACCGGTTCAGTCCACACCGCCGGCGCAGCAGAATTGGCAAGCCGTATATCCACAACCTACGGCACAACCAACAATGCCCCCGGCTTCTCAGGCAGGCAAGCAAGATGATTTGCCTTTCTAACACCAGCAAATTCCCTACGACATGAAGCAGCTATCAGACCGCGACTTTCATACACTACAATCAAAGTTGCCACTCATATTAGAATCAATAAAGGCAAATCCGCGCGATTTGAAGTTGCTTAATGCCGTAAGGGTATTGAAAGGTTTGGTGAAGAAAATCAACAAATCTTAAAATTGCATATCCCATGAATAAGAATATCCGAAAGAAAATTGGCTTGAATGGTAATCTGCCCTCGAATTTATCACCGGAGGCGCAAGAGGCTTTCAACAAACTTCTTCCGGATTTATCTAAGCAATAAAAATGGATAAAGCTCGAGAATCATTCATTATCTATACATCATTTTATAGGCCAATATCCAGGTTATCCGACAAGCAGTTGGGTAAATTGTTCCGCGCGATATTTCAATACAATCTCGGCGAGGAGCTTTCGATAGAAGAGGACATTGAGATGGCATTCGGCTTTTTTGTTAATCAGTTTGAGATTGACGAAGCTAAATGGCAGAGCAAGGTCGTAGGGAATCGAGAGAACGGGCGTAGAGGGGGTAATCCAAATTTCAAACGAGGGCAAAAAAATCCTTATTACTCAGCCGACGAAAAGATAACTCAAGATAACTCAGAGATAACTCAAGATAACTCAGAGATAACTCAAGATAACTTAGATAACCCCCGGTTATGTAAGATAACCGAAGATAACCGAGGCTTATCTAAGATAACCGAACATAACCCTATAAATGATAATGATAATGATAATGTTTTAAAAAAATCTACTGACGTAGATACAAAAAGTCCGCCGTCGTCGCCGCCGAGCGATAGTTATGTTTTTCGAGATTTAAGCGAAATCATGATTGAGCTTAGAGGCGAATCCGGCTGGATTGAACAATTTGCCAAAAAGTACGATTGCACCGCCGACGAAATTCTAAGCTACCTTGACGAGTATGTTAAACAGCAAATCGAAGATAACAAAACTCTCCGCAGCAAAGATGACGTTAGACGGCACATTCGCTACTGGCTCCCTAAGTTTATAAATTCCACGAAAAATGAAAGAACCTCTCCAACCGACAGATTCGATAAACGTCGCGGCACTCCTGCAACAAGTTCTAAGCCGAAAAACTATACAACCACGTTTTAGGCTGCCGATGACAGCCGAACAAGCGGCGAGTATTCTTTTAGCTTGCTACCATGCAGAAGTGCAAGCACGACACCGGAAGTTTATCCAAGACCAACCCACGTTAGACATGATTCAACAATTCGCTACCGCGCTGACGAGTGACGATAGCAAATTTGGCGTAATGTTTTGTGGCGGCGTTGGTAATGGCAAAACCACGATGTTGTATGCACTTCGCGGAGCAATCAGTTGGCTCAAGGATGGCGGCTATTTAGGCCGCGATATTGCAACCCCCAGGATTATCACAGCCAAAGAAATCTGCACCCTTGCCAAAAGCAAGGAAGATGATTACTTGCAACTTCGAGCGTTCAAAATGCTTGCGATTGATGAAATCGGCGGAGAACCGGCAGAAGTTGTAAACTACGGCAACGTGATAAGCCCCGTAATGGATTTGTTGGAATATCGCTACGTTGAGCAACTGCCTACGTTTTTGACAACAAACCTTGATGCGAGCGAGATACGCGGAAAATATGGCGATCGTATCGCCGACCGATTCAACGAAATGCTATCGGTGATTATTTTCCGTCGTAACTCATATCGTTCGACGTAAAATGCCCAGCACGATGAAAGCCCAGCATAACGACACTACCAGTCAGCTTTTCGGCTTCAGCTACACCAAAGCCGAGCAAGAGCGCATGGCTTACACGATTCAATGCGCTTGTAAGTTCATGCAAAACTACGGACACGGCAGGCGACCGGCGGAAGTTGTGATTCATGCTTCCGAGTATGACGGATTCAACCACGTCGCTTCGCTTGAAGAAATCTTGAACAGACATGGAAAATTATCTAAAAGCAACCGAAACAGAGCAGCAGCCGACGGCGGATAGCGAGCCTACGAAACTTTGTAGCAAATGCCGGCAATACTTGCCTTTGAGCGAGTTTAGCAAATTATCGCGAGCCAATGACGGCTTGCAGTATACTTGCAAGAAATGCCAAAGAGAAGATTATTTCGCCAGGAAAGCCAACAAAATCACCCCCCCCCAAGTTGGAAACACCGCTTGCGCACCTTCAACCGCGAGTAATCATCAACGAGTTACGAGCCAGAGGGTATACGGGTGATTTGTACTACAAAGTCCACATCAAGTTATGAGCCTACTATCCAAAGACAGCACAGCGATGTTAACCACGCGATACACGGCAGAGGAGATACGCGCCGCCGAACAGCGATTAAAGCGCAAGTTAGGCAAGACGCTTCCTTTGCCGAGTACCGCAGTGGAAACGCCGGAAACATTCAAGCAGCTATGCCACTTCGATGCGCAGAGGATTCAGCGCAACTTCACAGAGGCCGAGCAAATACAGATTGGCTATATGCCACTGATAATTTCGCACCTTGCATGGAAGCACGTTGACGAAACTCTGTTTTGGGCGAAACATCCGCAATGCGATGCAACCAAGAAACTAAGTCGCAGGGTTCAGAAATGCAAAGATGGCTATGAGGCGTTTATCCGTCAAGATTTAGACGATTTGCATTACAAGTCCATTTGCTGGAACACTGATAAATTCTACGATGCCTTTCTAAGCGATTTTAAGACGCTCTACAACGCTGCAAAGGTTCAAGTAATGAAGTTCTACGCTGACAGAGAAACAATGCGTACAAACGCTTTTATTTCATGTCTTTTAATCGACGCGGTAAAAGAGCAGAATCGCAGGATAGAGCAGATGTTGTTACAGCGATTGAATTACTTTGAGCCAATCAAGACCAATCCGTATATGCTGGTATTGCAAGCATTGATGGAAGCGTTTGTTGGCGAAGTGAAGTTGAAACCCGATTTTAATATCAAGATTGGGATAGATATTTTGTTTAACAATCTCTCCAGGATAGAGTTTGATATTCATCATGAAGAAGCCTAAAGCAAGACAGCAGAGCGCGTATCAAAGGCCGACGGAGGATGCGATAACACCGCCGTCGGACCCACATACAAACGTCAAGCAGTTGCGTGTAGATTCGCGCACGGTGATATTCATACCGCGAGAATACACGGCGGAGCAAGCAGCAGAGTTTGTTCGGCGATACAGAGAATTACGCGGTAAAAATCAAAGAGATTTAACCAAATGTTTATAGCACCATTTGACGACATCCACGAAATCGAAGATGTTGAAGCAGAAGAAGTTAAAACTAACGAAAACTAACATGGAAACAACTCAAAAAAAGCAGACTAATTGCCTGCAAGATGTACCGATGCTAATACAACTCTCATACAGTCAATTAACATCGCTATGCAAAGACATCGTTGACCAATGCCTTGCGCAAAAGGAAGTACCAACTGACGACTCCGAGTTGGTAACGAGAGCGCAAGCAGCGGAGCAACTTGGCGTTAATCTGGCAACGCTATGGCGTTGGGAGCGAGATGGCTATTTGGTGCCTCAACGCTACGGACGGAGATGCCGTTACCGTCAGTCGGATGTCAACCGCGTTCTGTCAGCGGAGAAGTCACAACGTTGGGGGAAGCATGATAGATAACGACCTCCGCGCCAAGTATTCAACTATCAAGCTGATGTTCCAGCAGCTGAGAAAATAAATACTCACAAACTACATAAGTTACAAGAAAATGAAAGATGTTGAACTGTTCAACGACCACTTCCAAAATCGTAAGAAATGGCTCAACTGCAAGGCTCAACTAATCATCGCTGACGTTCCCTTTAACATAGGCGTAAATGCCTATGCGTCAAACCCTTCATGGTACAAGGGGGGGGGGATAACTCCAACGGTGAAAGCGAGTTAGCAGGTAAAGAGTTTTTCGATACCGATAAGGATTTTCGCCCTGCCGAGTTCATGCACTTTTGCTCTCAAATGTTAGTGAAAGAGCCGAAGCAGGGAGCAACCGAAGAAGAAGCCGAAAAAGCCGAGAAAATCGGTAACAAAATCAAGAGCAAAGCACCGTGTATGATTCTGTTTTGCGCGTTTGACCAACTGCATTACTTCATTGATTTAGGCAAGCGTTATGGATTCATGCATTACATTCCGCTTGTATTCCGCAAATCATGGTCAGCACAAGTGCTAAAAGCCAACATGAAAATCGTTGGGAATTGCGAGTATGGCTTAGTGCTATACAAGGACAAATTGCCGAAGTTCAACAATCACGGAGCAATGATTTACAACTGCATTGATTATCCGCGAGAACGCCCCGACATTCCCAAGATACACCCCACACAGAAGCCGATAGGGCTACTACGATTCTTGATTGAAACGTTTACCGACCCCGGCGATGTTGTGATTGATCCTTGCGCCGGGAGCGGTTCAACATTAAGAGCCGCCGCCGAGTGTGGGCGTAAAGCCTACGGGTTTGAAATCAAGAAGGACTTTTTCAAACTTGCGCAGGAGCAAATGTTGAGCAGGATTCAACCAAGTTTATTTTAGACTGATTTAAGCCTCATGAAGATACGAGTTTTCGAGGCGTTTGCGGGCTATGGTTCACAAGCCATAGCCCTCAAACGGCTTG